CATTCGCATCAGTAGCATTACGTACACCACTTGCAGATACATCTTGATTCACGATTTTGTTAATACATTTTGCCATTATGCACTCGCATTCTTTTATACATTAATCTTGTTCTTATCAAGATTTCCCATTCCATCCACCGCAGGTAATGCCAACAATTCTTCTGGATATACCGGAACAATAGGAAGGTCATTATCATTTGCAGTGTATCGAATATGCTTAATTAGTTTATTCAACAAGTCATATTGATACTGAGTATAAAAATCACCAGTTCCACTCAACATGATTACAACCGCACCTTCATTAGCAGTAGCACCATCCAGAGTTTTTGCATTACTCATATAAGAAACATCATTAGTAAGTTCAACGAACTGAACAAATCCTTTCTGTTTTTCACCTTCGGTCGAATCACGTTCACCGTCAATCGGAGGAGTTCCTTCATTTCTACCAATGAGATAATGAACTGCCATATCATTATTCGAATCAGCAATCTTAGAGGAAGATTCCAAGAAATCATCGGTATCAGATTTTGCAATAATGATACGACTAAATTCTTTATCATTGCGTTCAACGTAACTCTCAATTGGATAGAATGGAACACTATCGACCTGTTCGCCAGCTTCATCATAGATTGGCTTCGATTCAAGTTCAGAACCACCAACTTCTTTCGATGGTTCTCTATCATCCACCGTGTCGAAATCGCTATTGCTACGACCATTGATAAGATCAGCAACTGCATTAGACATATGAGTAACGAACATGTATTCAGAACCCTGATATGCACCACCATTCGACACATTATTTCCAACTGGCGTACAACAGAAAACATCAATAGTTGCTTCCGTCAATACAGACTGGATTCGAGTACCTTGATTATTAATCGCACCTCGACCAGTATTACTATACCCTTTATCGCTATTATGCACCAATGCACCAGATGATGTCCATGTAACCGTACTATTACTTGGATGAGTTACCTGACTTTCCTTTGTGCGTCTATTATGACTCATCTGGAAAAAATCACCACCAAGATTTGATATTGAGACGTTCGGGTAATCCGATACATATTCATCTGGAAGATATCGAGGCTCAGGAGATGATTGAAAGTATTTACCCTTGTTAATATCACCGTCATCGAATGCAACACGCAGTATAGTTCCTTTAGTAGGAACAGCCTGTATGCTATTCACCGCAGGAATGACAAATGGCTGCTCATCGTTCTTAAGGTCTTCAGTAACGCCTTTGATTAACGCACGAACAGCACCACCGTGATTTGGATCTACTTCATCAGTAACCACAACAGCATCATAATATTTATCATTCAACTTACCCATTACTTAACTTCCTTCATGGTGTTAATAAATTTCATGGTGTCTTCAAGTCCAGCCGTACCATAATTATCGGATACAAATTTCAATATGGTAACCATTTCATCATTACCACTGCCTTTAAGTCTACCTGTAGTATTTCGTTCAACGGTGGTGAAGCGAATCTGTTTTTCGGCAAGTATATATGTGTCGGTATACGTTGTGTCAATGTTAGCACCACGTACTTTTAGGTCATTGTTCAATGCAAGGATAGATGCTTTAGTACCGATAGCTGGTCCTATGGTATTGTATATTCTCACATACATTACTTTACCATATGTTGCCATCTTGTAATCACGATATACATCAGATAATGAATACATTTTATGGGTATTATTCGGCCAATGTCTACGTACTTGCAGATCACCGAATACATCATTCGGGTCTTTTAGGTCAGTGATATTCTGAAGTTCACTTTGTTTATCATCACCCATCGATTTCAATACGGAGGAAAAACAACCTTTTCTGAATCCGGCTTGATTCATATCGGTATCACCAATCCCCGAAAATGATATATTAGGAAATAATTTTTTTCGATTTTTCCCTAATTCATTCGCACGTGAATCACCATTATATGCCCATATAGTAACCGCTGGTTCATTCAGTCGTTTTTTAACTTCACTCTTTGATGCACTCGCATTATCAGCAAACATGAACAAATGAGTAGTCTCTAGAGCACGTTCCAAATTTAATGTAGATATCTTGATACAATTATTTACATCGTCAAATACCCAAAATAAAAAATCGTTTTTCATATATGATTTGGATATGACAGTGTCAAATGATTCCCACATACTATCTTGGATGTATCGCCATGTCATTGAATCAGTTGGTTTTTCAAAATCTGTTTTACTTAACAAATCCAATGCTTTATAGTCATGGTATTCACATATGTCAACCAATGCTTCCAGACTTGTTCCCTTAAATGCACGGGTACTATTACGAAGTGATTCTTTCGTACCAGCAGTCCATTTGATTTTATATGCAGTATCAGCACCACTTTGTTCAACTTGAATCATTTCATCAATAATGAATGGAATAGCACTCGCTTTTTCCATATTGGTATCGCTTGTATCGGTAAAATATATAACACCATAATCACCACTATTAGCGATTACGAAATCACTGCCTTTATCGGCCAATACGAATTCACCAGTTGGTATAGTATTCATAGCATTGAATACATCAAATCGAAGAATTGACATGGAGGTGAACGCAAGATTCTTCAATGTAATTAAGATCTTTACGTCACCTGAGGTGGTTGATACTGATGACATTAATTAGTCTCCAAATACTCATACTGCTTGAGCCAGCTATCGGCACTTTCAAATGTTGGTACAAACAACACTCGACCTGTATATACATCGCTTACCATTCCATAGCTAATATCAGCGTAGGAATGCCAATCATATGCACTATATCGTTTCTCATCCATCAGTCTATTGTATTCCGCTTCCAATTCGGTTCCAGTGAACCCTCTAAGAAGTAGCTCATGCATTAATGCATCATCGACCTTTCGGATTCCAGTTCGAAATCCCTGATTAAGAACGATGTTATTTGCAGCCGCCAACGGTTTATACATGTTAACGTAGCCATATAGCTTATATGCAATTTTATCCAATCGACCAACTTCATATGCTTGTACAACATATGTACTCTCTATTGAAAAGTTAAATTTTTTTATTCTGGGATATGCCATCATAAACCTCGGATTAATATGGACTCAATGGAGAGTTACCGTAACGACCAATATTTGTAACAGTGTTATCCATATAACTTCTGGTCATATTATTTTCTTCAATTACATCCTGAACGGTTTTACCATTTGGATCATACGTACCGGTAGAATAAGTGTTAACCGACTTTGCAGGAATTGGATCTTCACCAAACAATTCTTCACCAAGAAGACTTGTAAACTGAAGATTAGGAGCAGGGTTGAGCCAATACTTAAAGCTAATCGTAGTCGTAACGAAGATAGGAAGATGTCGTCCGATATCATTTTTTGAACCACTGTAATTAATAAATGTTTCTTTTGAGAATTTTGTACTCACTCCAGTTATTACCAATGGCTCAACGTCCATATGCTGACCTACGCATACACGCACAGGGAGAGGGTTAAATGTGAAGTTTCTACCGAATGCCTCTTGAATATCTTTATATCCATTAAACATTTTCTGAGGAATTTCCGATTGATTTACTGCTTCACCAACAGTTGATGCAACCTTTTCTGATGTATCAGCTATAAGACCATCACCAACCTGAATTTGTTGTAATCCTTGTCCTACGTCCTTAATAATATTGGCTAATCCGAAGTCACCAATTTGTTTGGGATATGCCATTCGATACAGGGTTTTCAGTGACTTGACACATAGATGATATTGTTCGGGTAGATACCAACCACATGTAATCGAATAATCGTTCAGACTTACACCTGAAAAATTCTTAACTGTAGCACTACCAGTAGCTGATTTGTTAACGCCTAGTAACTGGCTACCGATTTCGCCAACCTTATCAACGATATCCATAGCACCCGATACTAATCCGCTAGTACCAGCAACAATACCTTTAAGTTCACCCAAAAGCGTAGCATCAGCACTTCTGTCATTCCATTCAATGCTTAGATCAAATTCGGTCTCACCGCCGCCAACTAGGAAGCCATAAAATACTCGCTCACCATCCTGACTGATACGCTGATACAATGATCTTCGCACTTGGTCACCAACACGTTGTACAGATGACAAATATCGTTCACGTGCATTTCCATCAAGAACTTCAATTCGCAAAATATTAGGCTTTGGAAGAGTTGTAGCTAATCCTTTACCTTTTTCAACAACATACTCACCTTCGGCATTAGTATCACCCAACCCACGATTGGTAAAATTTCTTTCTGTATATTTTTTATCCGTTGCCATAACAATTATCCAACCATAGTGTTTTTCATATAAGTAGCTTGATTCTTAGCACTTTGTCTCTGCGACAGAACATATTCATCGCTCTTGTATAGCTTGCTCATTTCCATTGCTATCAAACGAGCCTGAATCTGCATTGCATTCAATTGATCTCGACCCACCGCACCTTCAACAACACTTGCAGTTGTCATGGTCTTAAATGTTGGTCGTGTACGTTCAACATCCTTTTGACGAACATCAGTTCGAGACGATTTGATAGAGCGTTCGAAATCGTTCAGACTTTGTTCTTCTTCATCACCAGCTCCATTAGCATTTTTGATATCACGTGCAACAAGAGCAGCGTCAATACCAATTGAGGCGGCTGTTCCGAGTACAGGTAGTAATGATACAAGACCTGACAACACTTCACCACCAGCACCTAAATAATCGCCATCCATAAGACGATCGATACCGAATCCAAGACCAGCGATCAAACCGAGTACAGGAATTTTTTTAGCAACACCTTTAGCAAGTCCCTTACTACCAATTTTAGTAGCTTCTTTACCACCCATCTTAAGAGCACCCTTACCACCTAGTTTAAGTGCTTCTTTACCACCGAGTTTTTCGGCACCCTTTAGCCCACCTTTCAAAATTCCTTTCTCGGCACCCTTGAATCCTCCTTTCAGAAGTCCCTTTCCGCCAAGTTTTGAAAATGCTTTTCCACCAAGTTTGGAAAATGGTTTCATTAGGAATCTACCTAGTTTACCCATTTTACCCATTACCATACTACCAAGACCACCTAGAACGGCTCCCATTATACCAGAGAAGATTCCGCCACCTCCGCCTTCACCAGTAGCTACTTTTCCAGTTTTACCTTTACCACCACCCAATGTATCATTCAATTCATCGAGTTCTTGATAAATACCAGCAATGTATTGTCCATATGTTCTAGGATTTTTTGCAGGAACAATTGGAGTATTCATAAGTGATTTAGACTGAAGTCGCATACCACGATCCGGTGTCGAGGCATCGGCTCCTTTTGGTTTTAATAGACCCGCAAGACCACCCGCAAAGCCACCTAACATACCACCTATACCAGTCGATTTAGATCCTCTCATCGAAGCATATGCATCCTCACGTGACATACCTTGAGCTTCACTAAGCAATTCATTTTTTCTACGTCTAGATGTCAATTGCTGGTCATCGGATGATTTACGTTTGGATGCTGCCGTGATTTTTCCATTAATATCACTAGTGGCACTTACAGCAATATTTTTAGCAGAATGTTCAATAAGAAGTTCACGCTCATATTTACTCATCTTGCGATAGTCTTTATCGGTTCGACCACGCTGATGCATATATTCACGAGCTGTATATTCACCAAACGATTTCGACTTACCACGAATTCGGTCAGCACGTGATTTTATACTCGCTTGGAGGGCATCTATATCAGATTGAGAACCACCGGATTTTTTCAATTCATCCAGTCGATTTCGTTCAGCCGCAATAAGAGCTTTATCTTTATTGATATCCTTTACCAATTTACCAATAGTAGATTGACGTTTACGACTTCCACGCTGTGTAAAGAAATCTGATCCTTTTTTGAATATACTGACTAATTCACGGGCACCGCCCATCATTTCACCAATGCCACCGCCAATCTGACTGCCTTTAGCACCAGTTCTACCAAAATAATTTTCAGCAACCCCGTAGCCTTTTCCGATCATACCCATGCTCTTTCCGAGAAGGCTTTTAGTTTCTTGGTCTCGATTTCGGGTACGAGTATTATTCTCATTAGTAAGATCTGTGAGCAAACGAAGATACTCATTGGTCTTCATTTGATTGGCACTAGTTTTCTGCTGATTGCGAAGCATTTCCGCAGTATTCTTCGTATTTTTTGCTTCAACGTCAGCTTGCTCAGCCTCTTCTTTCTCAGATTTCAATCCTTCGACCAATTTCATATGAGCATCGAGAGTCTTCTTCATATCATCAGTGTCATTACCTTCATATGTGATAATGTCATCTTCTTCGTCACGAGCTTTGGCCTGAGCCGCAGATTGTTCCTTAATGGCCTTTTCAATACCTTCTAAGGTCACACGTGATTTACGTGTGTCATCTAACATCCCGCCAAAATTTTCACGGAATTTCTGCAACTCACTGGTTAGAGCATTAATATCTTCTTCGTTTACAGCCATACAAATCTACGGTTTATCGTACCTATAGTTTATAAAAAGAAAAAAGGACCATTTCTTTAAAAAATAGTCCTTTTCGAAGTGTGATATTAAGAATTCGTCAGTCCTAACATATGAGATAGATGTTCAAGTATATCGGACGAGTTCTCGAATTTTTTCTTCAATGTCTTCTGAATAGTCGCATCGAGTTTGATAAAATCCGGTATGAACATTCTATCACAGTCATGAAACGTATTAGATGAATTCATTGATATGAGGGATTTGGTTTCACTCACATTATCGTCAGGTATCAAAGGGAACATACGTATCAGGGCGAAACGGATACCCCTTCAATGGAGTTACCTCCCCACATTTTGGGCAAATGTGATTAACAATCGGCTCTGCAATGAGAGAATTGCTATTAACCAATTTGACTAGATCCAAAAAGTCCAATGCACTCCATTGACTGATTGCTTGTGCACGTTCACGAAGATCTGGAACACCAATATCAGTGATTACAGCAAGCCGAAGAAGATCAACATATTCCTGACTTGGCATCTCATCATTGGAATAGAAATCTTCTTCAAGTACCGTGAGCACTTGTTTAGCATGCCATCTACGAGCCAATGTAATACGTACAACAGTTCCCGATCTCAATTGAGTTTCTACGTAACCATGTGGTAAAAACTTCTTTGCAACTTCATCGGGAGAGAAATTTGCATCCCATGTTATCTGTTGAAATCGAACTGCATATTCTGGATCTTCAATCTGGAAATCACATTCTGGATTTTCACATACGAATCCATTTGATGGGTAATTGTATCCGGGGAATGATGTTGCACGTAACCACATGGTTAGATACAACTCATCCGCAGATAATATTTCATCGGGAAGAACATCTCGAATACGGCGACCAAATATCTCATCAAAACGTGAATGAATGTTAAACTCATCCATACTCTGAATCAATAACAAATCTTCAACCTTCAATGCCTGAGCGAGAAGTTTATTGTTGTAAAAAAGTCCCTTAGATGGGAGATTTTCCACTTCAATAAACGTTTCGTATGCAATTTGATTCTGCGGGATACCAGAGCTTGTGGGAGCACTAGGGAAAACAGGGGAAGCACCCAGAGGTGCTTGACTCTGTAGATAATCACTTGGAATATCCACTGTTTTCGGTTCCTGTATAGGGTTTGTTTCCGCCACAGATTTTTTTGCCACTACAGGTTTCGAAACAGGTGGAAGATCCTGTTTTTTCTTTTTAATAGGCTCCTCAGCACCACTAGCAAGCCCCATATTTCTTAGTTGCTGCTGTGATTTCTTAGCTTGCACCAATGCAGCAACTGCATCGCTATCAAGTTGTTGGGTCAATTTGTTACCAGACATTCTTATACCTCGATAAGACCTTCCTCGACTACTTTCGCTCTCTTGAAGAGGTCAGTAATATCACCACTGATATTGAAAACCTGAACTCCTTCAATGTCAACTTCTTTAATGATCTTATACCAGCTTTCCCCGGTATAGAAGTCAGTCAAGTACTGATCTCGGATTCCATCTTTCAACTTGTTTATACCTTGATCCTTCCAAGGATAAGTCACAAAAACAGCTTTATAGAAATTCTTGGTGTTAATTTCAGCAGTTTTCTTGCACAACTCGATCAAATACTTACAATGATCGTTCGGCTTACGCTTCAATTCACTCTGAAGGTACTTCATTCCACATACAGTGATGGCATAGAAATCAATCGGACTTCGATCTGTCATCAATACAGAAGGAACGTAATGCTTATCCTGAGTGGCAAGAAATACTTCGGTTGAGAAATCATTCAATAACTGCATCTGCGACTTGATATACTTTTCGTAAATCTCATCGATCTTAGCAGCACGTTCCTTGGGCTTCATGGTTTCCAAATCGCCCTTGTACTTATGAAGAATTTCATCGGGATTGATGTAAGTCTTCTTACCATTGGTGTTGTTCTTTCCAAACAGATAGCGAATGATTCCAGTGTATGGAGCGATCCGCTGTCCATTAATAGGGCCTTGAACATTTCGGATTATCGTGGTCTTTCCTGCACCAGACTGTCCAAAGAATCCTACGATCTTAAGGTTTTCATTTCTGTTCATATTACTGTCCCTTATTGATGTTAATTTCAACGTCAATCAATTTGTCTGACGCTGGTTCAGTTTGTACAGGAGTAGCATCCTGCGTGGATTCGATTTTGGCCTTTTGTGCATCGGCTTCCGCTTCCATCTTCAACCGAGTTTCGGTTGCCAATGCTTCACGTGCCATCGCCATCTCTTTACCAAGCATAATCACGAAATATCCGTTGATAATGTTAGGGGAAGTAATCAATCGACCTTCCACATATGGGCGATACTTGTTATATGATTCATTCCAACGAACGGGAATCTTATGGGCTTCGATCATTGCACGAATCTGCTTAGCAGGAGTGTTCTTACCAAATGTAAGTCCAGCAGCAAATCCCATCATACTTGCCTTGATCTCATCAGCATCTTCCTTATCGGTTCCATCTGGGATGATATGGTCGATACCACAAATAGGCAGTGCACCATAAGATACGGAGAAGAGAATATCTTCTTCACCACAGCTCAGTTCATATGCACGACCGAGAAGATCCTCAGACAACGTGTGGATCACGAAGTCAAACCCAATATCACGTTCGATTGCATAGGTAGGATAGATATTCCCACTATTGACATAGGGGTTAGCCCAGTGATAAATATGCTTCACCTTACCACGCTGCATAAGACCGAGAATATGAGGATTCACTTCATCAACAGAGCATATTGTGATATCCATCTTGCGATGATTATCCATAATAAACTCTTCAACATTCTCAGGTATGCTCAACCCCTTAATAAGCACCTTAGGCTTATTCATAGTGAGCTGAGTGGTGCCGATATTATTGCGAGTGAAATTCTTGTATACTGGAGAGAATTCGAGATTCATTGCAGTAGGAATCACAGCGATTGGTTTATTAGCATCAAGTACCAACGGACGAACATTTCTTACACGAGCTTGCTCATTCAGATTCTTGATAACGCCCTTCAAATCAACAGTCGGTACTACAATCACGTCAGCGATGTTCACGAATGTTTCAATGATCTGCACGGATTGAATATCATGTGAACGTCCGATAGGACCTTCCCATACGAATTCATCAAGTGCGTAAATAATACGAAGCTTATTTTCACGCTTCTTACCAAGGTCCTGAACATATGCTTCGACCTTGGACTTATCTTCATCCTGTTCAAGTTTCTCAATAGTTTCTTTCCATTCAGGATCGATATCATCGAACATACTGACATGCAATTCGGATAGATTCTTAGCCGCCTTGAAATCGGTTGCATTATCAATCCAAAGAATATTGATTCCTTCGAGATCAGACTTGGTCAACGTAGCCAGCTTCGAAGATGATGCTGTCATATATGAAATTTCAGCTTGTTTGCGATAGAATTCTGCGAAATTACGCACTGCTACTTCACCACGGAAAGGACGAAGGCGTGAATCCCCATCGGTGATGTAGAGAATCTTGAAAACAGGCTTCTTGGATGCCTTTTCTCTCAATTCATCGGTGAGTATGAATTTGGACTGCTCGTCCTGTACGACTTCATTGGTTTCCTCAGACATGTATACCTCTTAGGAGTTAATGGTTTCATCAAAAAATTTGATTTGGTTCATGATTGCGGATTTTACATCCGTTGTAAGTTTGAGTTTAGGTAGATCTTCAGAGTTCTGTTCGATGAAGATTTCCGACAGACTGACTGTGGTCATCTTCATGATCTGATTGGCTTCTCTTTCATCCTCTGGTTTAGATTCTACTTCCGATTTGTCACCAGCATATGACATTGGCCTTATTAAGATAGGCTTTTTATGCTCGACTTTTAATCTTATCTCAAATTCTTCTTCTTTCGTAAGATTACTGCTAATATACAGACGAACAAAGCAATTTTCCAAATTATCAATTGCATCAATGTCATCGGTATCCCATAAATCAACGAATCGAGGGGAAATGGTATTTTCGATATATTCCATTTCCATATTTTCATCAAGTATCCATACACCATGACTCTGATTTGCATTAGCGAATGTCATGGGGTAAGGAGATCCCAAGTAATACAAATTATCATCACCTTTCTGGGTATGCGATTGCCCATGATAATGACCACTGAAAATATTACTTGCTGCATTCATGTATAAGTTAGGATCGAGACCGAAGGTTGACATACTGTTACCTTCCATATTAATCCCGAACATTTCGAAGTGACCGAAGAATACAGTATTCTGGCGATCATCACGAGATTTAGTAGACATCTTCTCAAGGAACTGAACAACCTTTTCTTCACGAGATCCTATAATCCAAGGGAACATATACCATTTTTTCCCAAGGAACTCCTTGACCTGAACTCCATCTCGATATACGGTAACATTAGGAATGTCTTCAAATAATTCAAGTGCAGTAATATCATAATCGTTCTCGTAATACATATCATGATTACCGAGAATAATATGAATATCGAAATCTTTCATCTTTGTTTGGAATAGACGCTTGGTATTTACAAGTGCTTCCACATTGATTGTTTGGCGAGTATCATGAACGTCACCAGTAAAGAGTATTGTCTTTACATTACGTTCATTCAATTCCTCAATGAGGTGATCGAAAAACTCAAGTTGACCATCCTTGATATGTTTCTTTATCAAAGGATGCTCAGCTTTACGAGCAAAATGCACATCACCAATTAAGCATATCTTATCCATGCCTTGAAAGGTACTATATTAGAGGTGAAAATACCCGAAAAAGTTGACTATTGTTCAATTATTTCTTCGGAATCTTTGGGCGGTTTATTTGCAGTAATTGAATCGATTTCTTCGGAGTCTTTCACTTCTTTGATATATGCTATCCAATCCTGCGGTGTCATAGGTTTGGATGTCTGTTCGTTCTCACCAACAATAGTAAGACCTTTCATTTCTTCCTCTTGCTTGAACTTGAGGATCATGTTAGTCAGCCTATCCAAACTACCAGTTACCGAATCAATTAGTTTAGCACCAGCAGTCCACATACGATCACTGGGATTTACTAATCCATCAAGCTGAGTTTTGAACCCATCAAGAAGAGCTTTGCTAATTTCGTATACTTCAAATGCCTCACTCTTGATTCGAACTTTGTCCTGTTCGAGTTCAGCGATATCGAATCCACTTTTTACTAGTTCACTGGATGGCAAGCTACCAAGCACTTCCAGCTCATGGCTTTTTTCAACCAACTCCTTAGTTTTGTTTTTGACTCCATTGGCGAGGGTTGCCCCTATTTTTTCTTCACTCTGAGACGTGGAGCCGGGGGGAAGGCCAAGTAATCGTTCAATTGCGTCAAATTTATCGGACATAATTCGTATATTTAGGTGTGGGTGTGACTAATTGTGTATACACTCTAATATATTTATTTTCAATCGACAAAAATGGAGGAAAATTGATGTCTGGCGAAAATGTAAACTTTGGACCTATTGAGATCAAGAACAAAAAGATCATCAGGCTTCGAGATTGGGTAAACCAATACTTGGAAATCGAAGACGAAAATGGTGTTCTTGATATTGACCGTGCGATGAGAAACATCAATTACAGTGCGGGTAATTTCTATTCTAACCTAAATGGCATATTGATGCAGGAGCGATTTAAGCTAACCGATATTGAAGGTGACTTGAATCGTATCCGAGCACAGCAATATGATAAAGTAAAACGATTTACTGACTATCAAGTTGATTCAAGTGGAATTAAACTTTTGGTTGAGGGCAATGAGGCAGTTATTGCTAAAAAACGTGAATATGATATGCAAGCCGAATATGTAGATTACATTGACCGCACAATGAAACAGTTTAGCTTCTACTCGAATAAAGTAGATACTATGATAAAAGCCCGTGAAACGAAAGAACGATACGGTGGATTTATCTAAAAAGAAAGGGAGCCAATCGGCTCCCTTTTCTATTAAAGACCAGTTGCGTAGTCTTCCGGTATCTGAATCGTCCATCGGTCTGCATGCAATGTGAACTTGAAGTTCGCAATGTTTGCATCCTTATAGCTAAGATCAAAACCAGTGATCTGTGTTGGATATGCATTGATGAGGTTCAATCGCATGATTACTTCACCACGCATCCAGTTGTGCAGTTCGATCTTGATGTTGCTATTACGAACAACCGCTACGGTTGGGTTCTCGATATCTTTATGGTTACCAAGACCAAGACGAAGTCCAGTCTGGTTCATTCTGTCATTAAACTGTTCGTTCACAAGAACGCCAGTGTTCTGACAAGCCTGTTCCCAACCCAACATCGCTTCGTAAGCTCTCATATCTTCAAGAAGAATGGTTTCGAATTCGATATCAGCGGAGATATCGGTATTAACCACGTGGGCTTGTGGGAAGCCCATGTAGTGATGATCTGCACTGGTATTCTTCAGAGTAGGGATCTGACAGCTTTTCACATGAAGTGCAAAGTTATCAGTACCGTCCTCACCGTTGGTGAACTGGTCACCATTGGTTACCTGAATACCGCTTGCGGCGAACACACTGGATGGTATGAGTACTCTCCAGCGAGTGGTTCTAACCGGATCTCTTAAGTTGTCAATACCACTTAAGAAGAACATTTTTGTTTGATTGCTAAAATCGGCCATGATGTATTATCCTCCAATTAACTGAGCACTAACAATGCTTGCAGTATCTCCAGTTCTTTGTACAGTTGTTCTAAGAGTGATGAACTCAGCAGTTCGTGTAGGCTGTAAGAAGATGTCAACAATCAACTGGTTGGTATCGATGATATCAGCAGTGTTGTTGGTATCGTCACAGATACAGATACCTTCGGTCAAACCAGCAGGGTTAGCAGACTTGATGAGTTCAAGTTGTGCTTGAAGTTCTGCTGTGATTCCATTTCTCAGAGCAGGAGTATTCAACTGGAATACCTTACGATCCAAGAAATCGGCGAATCTCTTATGAATACCAGCAACCAACATGATTACGTTCAATCTGTTGAGAGCGGTCATTCTCTTAAGCATTGTCTTCTGACCATAGATGAACTGACCCTGATCGTTTACACGAGTTGGGTTGATGTTCGCATCGTACAGACGAGCGATGTCAGAAGTAGGATCGTCAGCATAGTTGTAAGTACGGATGTACTTCTGTCTGCTGGACAATGCCGCAGGGATTCTACCAGTTTCATAACCAGCAGGTGGCAACCAGTAAACATTCGCAGCTCTGTTAAGAGTGATGATTGCAGCGACTTCGATAGACTTAACTGCTTCAACATTCAACTTAGTGTAAACTGAGTCGAAGAAGATTGAGCGACCATCGAACAAAGCACCCCAGCGAGAGATATCTCCCTGAGAACCGATACCAACCATCTTACGAAGAGCGACATCGATTTTCTTTTCATCAACACCATCAAAGATTGCGAAGCAGTCCTTTCTCTTTTCACATATATCAAGCATTGTATCCATTACACTGTAGTTGATTGTTTCCATATTCTTAACGAACAGGTTGCTAATCGCAGTACCAGCAGCGATGAACATGTCAGCACGAGCTTCGTCCTTATTAAGGAACAACTGCCATGCTTGACCGAGCATTGCCGAACCGTTGTTGTTGCGTGGGTCATATTCCCAAACCACATCATTCACGATAGCAGGATCGTTAGCATTGAATGCAACTTGTACGAATTCACTTTCGATGTTTTCGTTATACAAACTCTGAGACAGATCGAAGTTAGGATCAAGGATCGCATTCTCAAGAGAGATGTTTTCATTGATAACGAACTTCCAACCATTTGCTACATTGTTAGCCTGTTCCTTGATATCAAGGTTCAAGTCATTGTATACGTAAGGGACGATTGTACCGCTGAAGTTATAAGTTTCACCACCGAAGTAGTATTCAACGATCAAAAAGATTCGAGCAACTGCTTCACCATCAGCGGTCAGTGTGAATACACGATCCTGATCGCCATCGAAATCGATGTCCTGATAATCTTCAACTGCGAGACCAAGGCTCAAGAATGTACGACCAACCGCATCGTCAAGAACGATACCATCAGTGGTTGTTGCAATATCTTCCAGATCATTAGCAGTTGTCAAGTATGTCAAGCTGTTAGTGTTAACGAAAGAAGTTGCTGCATCCTGAGTAGCACTAGGAACAGTCAAATTGAACTTACCAACGATGTCAAGTCTCAGTTTCTGATTACCATCATTAACAGTGAGAGATACCTTTGCAGTAGTAAGGTTAAGAACACGATAGAGAGTGTTTGTTGCACTTACACCAGTGATCGAAATAGTATTACCAGTTGTAGCATCCTTAAGACCAATTGTGTCATTAGGAATGCTTACGGAAGCAACCTGATAGATTGTACCAGCGGTAAGACCGAGATCCGAGATTTTTTCACGGCCAGTTGCAGTTTCCAAGTCACTGAACATAACGTAATCATTGATGGAGAACTTAGATGCATAACCGTTGCTCAACTTAATCAAGTTGTTGGTAACATCAACCAACTTACCGTCAAACACGATCTTAGCTGAAGAAGTAGTTCCATAACCAGCGGTTGTCAATGCACTTGCAATATTGCGAAGGATTGCAGTCTGGTTGATAATTGTATTAATTCCAGTGCCATCATCCGTCAATGTAATTGCGGTTGCGTTGCCATCATTTGTTACAAGAGTGATGTCATCGCCATCAATTGCACTTACTAGATAATCGGTTCCAACTGCAAGAGGTGCAGGTAAATCAGGAGTAACAATCGAATTAGTCAATGTAACAGCGTCACCAACAAGGAACTTAACACCAGTACCGGATGCGGCAGTGATGATAGTTGCATCAGTTGCATAATTGCTAGTGAATGTTGTATTCACAATCTCAACGGCCAAATTACCAGAAGTAACGGTAGAGTCATTATCAAATTCGAGTGTGTACTCAGTGTTTGATGCATCAACTACAGAGAATGTATCACCATCATTTGCAGTCGTGATTACACTTGCACCACCAACGATTTCGAGGTAATCGTACTTCTTAGTAGCTTTACCAGTAGCAACGGTTTTAATGCTAAGATAGTCAACACCGCTTTCAGAAGTATCTTCATTCTTGAACACAGCACCAGTTGTTTCAGTACCGTATACAGTAGCTGAAGAAGTGTATGTAAATGTAGTTGTGGAAGTAACCGTGATGATCACATCTGATTCATTATAGTTCACAGTACCAGCGATTGTAACAGTGTCACCCGTGCTGAATCCATGAGGAGAAGCAGTGGTTACAGTAGCGATGGTGCTATTAACAACGATAGAAGAGATCACAAATCGATCACCTGCACGAGTAGCAGCAGTAGGGTCACTGTTCATAATAGCGAACAATGCAACCTTATCGGTTCCACTATCATAGTCAGTCTGAGCATCTGCGTCAATTTCGAAATCCACATTGGTATTTTCAAGAAGGGTCTTGGCGATTGTGAGGATCTCACGCTTACCCTTCTTGGTAGCAAGACCATCCAAGTAGTAACGAGTTGCTGCGTAGTATGAAATATCGAATGAAGTAGGAGCACCGTCAGAGAAATCATATTCTACCAAGAAAGTGTCAGTCTTCAATTCTTGACTTGTTTCATAATCAGGATCGCTATCGTCATCGATGATTTCTTCGCCATATGGACGTACATATTCTACGAATCCACCAGCATTGATAACAGCTCTGGCTGCATATAGACCTTGATTGAATTTAGGGTTGTTGTACCCGTTACCTAGAATCGTATCCTGTTCAGCGGTTGAAGTCAGATCGATGATCTTGTTCAATTCACCTCTAGAAGAATAGCCAACGATACCTGCTGTAATTCTTGGATTAGTAACCAAGTTAACAGCACTTGCATCTCGCAATCTGATTCTTACGCCGGGGGCACCTTGTCCAAAAGTTGGCATAATGTTACTCCTATTAAAAAGCTCTTTTTTCTTTACTTATAGTTTATAAGCGTGACATTTTTGTTTTGTCGTCTGACAATTTCTAAAAGCCTCCGCTATTGTTAGATGTTTATATTTTGTGCAACAACTTTTTTGAATATTTGCTATCTTTACTCCAAACCCCTATCATGGAGAATAAAATGAGTAGAACTCGTGGATTTGAAGTAGTATCGAAGTATGCTGATGAAACCGACAAACTGTTGGTCCCCAGACGTGCAACAAAGAAATCAGCATGTTATGATGTGTACAATAACTCCGGCGAAGACATTGTGTTACAACCCGGAGATATTTCTGGTGTCATCACAACAAAATTCAAGTCTTACATGCTGGACGATGAAGTACTTAAAGCATTTGTCCGATCTGGGCATGGATTCAAGTATTCGGTGCGACTGGCCAATTCGACTGGTATCATCGATTCGGACTACTACAACAATCCCAAAAACGAAGGCGAAATTTTCATCAAGCTTCATAATCAGGGTGATAAAGAACTTGTGATTCCGGTTGGTGAAGCAATGGCTCAGTTTATGTTCCAGAAATATCTCCTTGCTGATGGAGATTCATTCGAAAACGGTGATGATCGAGACGGTGGAATAGGAAGCACCAGTAAGTAAAAACACAAAAGCCCCGCAACTGGGGCTTTTTTTATAAACTATAGTAGAAATTAGGTAGAATGTAACTATGGACAAAAGATTATTTCATAACTATTTGAATAACCTGAAGGATGAACGTCCAGATGACTTCGCATTGATTGAGAGTATTCAAGAGACTTTCGAGAAATCTATTGATACCATTACAGATAGTCAACGCAAAGCTCTTCGTAATCATCCGATTCAGTTTATTGAACGAATTCCACAAGATGATGGCGGCTGGACAACCAATCTTCATATCTGGGGAGAAAACTGCGTCGAGGAACTCCTTGAAGTCGATCCAATGATTCTCAGTCACAAAAACGGATACGGTGATACCGTATTGATGTCTATGATCGTCGGTGCCACAGGAGCACATACTGAAACCGTGAACCATAAGCTCATACAACGGATTCTGGAAAAGAATATGGAATTCGAAGATATAGAGAAAGTAGATGGTAATGACGAAATTACGTTGAAGAATGTCTTGGATATAACTGATCTGAATGGTCAGTCGATTCTAGACTATCTCATCGATTTCGCATTTGCAACTGGAGCTTATGAAGGTCAGGAACCGGATGAGAAACTTCAGATGCTGCTCAGATATTTTGCTGAGATGCATAATGATGAAGGTGAAGAAGATCCTATTGAGAAAGTAATCATCGTTCATGAAGATGAATTAGTGGAACCCCCAGAATCAGAGGAAACTCCTGAAATCCCCGAATCAACAGAATCCGAAGAAGATGAATTGGAAGAACCTGACGTGGAAATACCAGAAGAGGATACACCAAATTCTGAGCACGGTAAACTAAGTCTGGAAAATTTGGATCTGAAGCGATATATCGACTAATCAACCCGAAAATTCTTCATCAACAATTGCATCAACTCGTTCTTGATACTTATCAACCAACCGTTCTTTTTCGGTTCCGATAAATCCAGTGCGTAGATACTTGATATTAAGCCCATTGTCAATCATGACTTGGGCTTTTTCTTCATCTACGTTGAAATATTTCTGTACAATCTCAATATCAGTCATGTTCATCAATATATGCTAACATCAATGTGGTATAATAAGGGAATGTGTGCTCCGATTATCAATCCCTTTATCATACTTTCTTCCTAGTCACACGGGACTTTCTGAATTTGATAGATTCGGGATCGAATAACCTAGCATATAAATCCTCGACTTCATCGAGATCAACAGTGCCGAAATGAAGACATGATTCGGCCTCACTATACGACAAGTCGAACACATGCATTACCTTCTCAATAGTTTCTGCTTTTCCCTTAGTAGTGCCAGCTTTAGCTTTCTTCCAACTTGTATCAATATATTGACCCTTGAAAGACGTGAATGCCAGACACTGAATCTTTTTAGGCAACTTAAAAAACTTCTCGGTATTTATTGCATCACAATGATTAATAAATTTCCGATCCATAGAGAGTGCCATCTGAGTCATGAACAGATTGAAATCAGCCAAATCTTCTTCGGTTGGCTCAAATCCTTGTCTAAGCTCTTTGAGGAAATTAAAATGGTTGAAATTACCCATTATCGCCTCATTGAGTTTTCATTGTCTGAAGTAACTGCATGGTCTTGGCAAGGAATCCATTCATATTAATCTCTTGATCCACCGCAGGTGCTGCTGCTCGATATTGGTATTCAGCCAGTAATACAGCGAAATTCAATCGGAGCTGTGGAGGAAGATTCTCAATGATATAGTCACCGAGTGGTGCGAATACCGACTGATAATCAACAATAGTCCCCGACACGAACTGTCGCATTTCCATGTAATTGAATGTTGTCAAATACCCCCAGATCTTTTCGATATGGTCATGGGTTACAAATGTAGGAACACCATCAATGTTTCCTTTATGTTCAAGATAATTAATGAACATAGTCTGAATGATGGATCGAAAGTCAGGGTAGTAGTGACGAGCAATTTGTTTCAGAGTCTCATCATTTACGGTTCCGCCTTTCTGAATAACTTCAACATCAGCGATTTGTTTCATTCGCTTGAACAACTGCTTCTTCAGAGATACATCATCCAAATCATATGCAAACGAAATAGGTGAGCATCTGGAGATGATAGGTTCGGGAATCTTGTATAGGTTGTTGCAAGTCAGAATGAATCGAAGTGTGCTTTCGGTTGCTTCGATCAGAGAGTTAAGACCATTGTAAAACTTAGCTGGGTCCTGTGCTTTCGGGCGGTCAGCTTCGTCAATGATAACAAACCGTGCTTTTCCATCCATAGTTTTTTGGGACGCAAATGCACGAATGCTGTCAAATATATCAGCATTACATTCAGCCCCAGCGTAGAAATCATAATCAGTATTCAACTGGGTGGGAATTGCACGTGCAGTCGTGGTCTTACCAGTTCCGGGTTTACCCGAATGAAGAATCATATGAGTGAATTCATTATTTTCCAGTCCATACTCCAACATATTCTTGATATTATCAGGAAGAATAACATCCTGAATAGTCTGTGGTCTCCACCGAGCAACCCAAGGGGCTTTAACCTGAACAATGCGTTGAGCCTGATCCTTTTGTTTCTCTGCTTCCGCTACGCCTTCGCCGCTAAAAATATCAATTTCAGACATGTAAACCTCGTATTTGTGAGTAAAGATAGCAACTTATCCAGATTTTTGTGAAGAAATCTTATAAACTCTAGGTATGGATAAATTCATTACATTTTTAAATTCATTGGACGACCAAACCAATTCCGATCTGTTATCGGCAATCAAACGTGGGTATGATCTTATCGAATCTTTAAGCACTGACGATGCCAATAATAAACCATTTGGATTGAATGTAACTCATATCAAGCCAGCTAGTATAGTGAACTATCTCCAGAATAAAGACAATGAATATTTTCCACAAACACTCGGTGAGCGAAAAATACAGCAGATTGAAAAAGCATATATTGGTAAGCGAATGGCTCAGTTTCCTTCTGCTGGTAGAACTGCACTCGGTAGCGATTCTCTAAAAAAGGATCAATCCACATATAATGTGAATGGTGTAGGTGGTGATTATGCAGGTGGGGGAACTGGATACAATCTAGGTGCTCCATAATGAAAATCGATTACACTAATCCGCTGTATTACTATTACGAATCCCCAATCCGAACCTCATATACTCCGAAACCAACTGTAAAACAGGCTACACAGGAATATAGAAAAGTCGAATCAGTTGAAAAGGGAAAGCATATCGATCAATATGCTTAACCCCCAACCAGATCAAATAATTTCCATATCGTCAGAAATGCGATTGTACCTATTAACAACACCTTAATAGCATTAACGAAAAATACATAAATTTCCAAAATGATAAATGGATTTATGATAGTTCCCAATATTCACCCATTTCATCCCCGGAGAGTTCAGCGTATTCTTCGAGGAATTCAATCTTTTTGTCCATGTTCATTATAGAAACTCGATTAGATTATCTGTTTCATCCGCTTCTAGGTTTTTACCCCATCCGATAGCAATGAAAATTTTGTCCATTGTTTGAGCAAATGTTTTTGTCCATTGCTCGTCCCAGTTCGGATTAAATATCTCAAGCAGTCGGTCAGGGCATTTATCCCCAACGTATGCAATACTCTTAATACCGAATTTATTAGATCCGACCTTAATGAACTTCACCTTTGAAGCCTCGAAAATAGGTTCGAGTGGCATCTCCGATAGAATTTCATCATTTTCAATCAGGTAATTCCATACTGAACTTGATCGAAGTCTCCAGTCAACTGCTTTTTTATCCTCAGCACTCCAATTCACGTACTCGACCCACTTAGGCGGATCTTTTTTCACACCGGATGGAATCGATATTTCATATATCTTACCATCATTAACGTAATCAAAAAATTCTTTCTTGATTTTCAAATACTCTTTTCGAATGTATCCCTTATTACGGTTCTCAAACATTTTATTGATGAGACCCAAAATACGTTCACGTGCGAATGGAGTAGTCGAACTACGAACGATTTCCATACCAGTAATTGCAAATTTTGCATGCAATTCATAGATATCTTGCTCGGCCTTTTTCTTATCGAAATATTTGGCATCTTCGTTACTTTCTACACGACAGATATATTTCTTCTTTGCCGTAACAATGGCCTGATGAATGCACTTCTCACGTTTCAAGAAGATAGTATTCTCGTAATAATTCCAACGATTGGCATAGTTCTCCATGATGCCAGCAAGCACATCTTCCATTAATCCAGCATCTAACACACGACAGAAATCAGTTAGTAGATAGCGATTGTAGATGATACGATATGACTTATCACCGAATATAATACCTTCTGCAAATGCTCGTTTTTTCTTACTTACACTCATCTTCTTCCAGTCAGATACGTAAGTAGTGCAAGCAGCATTGAATGCTTTTTTAGCCTCGGTCTCACCGTTAGCCAATCCGAATTTTTCGGAGGATATTAGTTGGTTACCATCAAATACAAGCACTTCAACTTCGTTACCAACCTTTGGTTCGAAATCACTGTAAAAGTCAGTGTACTTAACGAAGAATGAGTCAGTGTCACCATGAGAAATACGATGATATGACAGTCCATCAACTCCTTCAAATGTTCCTAGAAGTTTTTCGTCAATGGTAGGTTTCTGACCAAATAATATCTCAAATCGTGGATCATCACGGAAATATTTCTCAAAATATTCACACAGCTCTTTAATAGTCGATTGAATCAATTCTCGACCGAATGCAGTAATGGTAGCACTATTGTCAATATCATACAACTGGAAGAATGGGTTACCCAACAAACCATACAGAGAGTTACCTAGAATCTTATAGGTTTTCTGCTTCATGTCATAGTAGTCAGCCAGAGCCTGATCACCAGCTTTGAGTGCTTCTTTCATCTTCTTCTTAAGGTCACTACGACCATCGAACAAGATTTTAACAACCTGAGGTACGATACCAACAATGTCCTTTCGATAGAACACCTGTCGTTTACCATTAGCTGTCCAAGGGCTTCTCACGAGTTTTGCGAGTGCCTCTGGTGGTACTATTTCATCAATACCATATGTAACCTTGGTCTCAGGGCTAATGTTAGCACCCATCATAATAGACGGATACATAGAGCGATAGTCGTATGACACCAATTTATCATAATACCCCGGAGTAGAATATACATACGCACCGGGGAACCACTCACGTTCATTTTCACGAAGAGGAGGGAGAGTTAGGTTATGTTGATGCAAATAATTGAGCAAGAATCCGACAAGCATTTTCTTGGCTTCAAATATTGCGGAAAATGGAACACGAGCTTCAGAACAAGCAGTCACAGTAGTTTCGAACATGCGACAATGTTCTTCGATTCGTTTCATCAAGCGAACGTCCTGAAAGTTATACAGAACGAATTCATCCCAATATTTAACCCATGACATGTAGCCATCAGGAAGCGGGGCCTTACGTTCGCCTACTTCAACTTCACCGATAGTATCAAGTTTAAAGTTATCACGTTCAGAGAAAGTATACTTACGATATAACTTCAAAAAGTCAATAACTTCAGTTCCACCAATCTTCAATGCGTTATCACGCTTGCTGATGTAAGCACATTTATGAGATCCGGGGAGGCGGCTCATTCTTCTGATATCAACTTCGAGTTTCTGTGCTCGATTTACCAGATAAGGAAAGTCGTAAAAATCCGAGTTCCATCCAGTGATAATATCAACTTGATTTTCACCAATTAACATGAACAACTTGGTGAGCAAATCCACTTCAGTCGGACAATTGATATATGCACAATTTTCATCCGCTAGTTTCTTAGCGGTATCTTCTCTAATTTCACGATTAAGGCCAAGGGTATAATAGATATCTTCCTTGGAGAAATACACAGTAACACAGTTTACAGGATAGTCGGCACGTTCGGCGGTTGGAAACCGACCTTTGGTGGCGACCTCAATATCAAGAAAGCAGATATTGATATCCTTGAAATTGAATCGAATATCACCTTGATCTTCATATTGATGCTGAAGCCAACGAGTACGGAAATCAACGTCACATTCAGCCAACTTATTGTATCGACCGGAATGCTGGTTCTTGATGTCCTGTTCTTCTTTCCCACTTACAATGACTTCATACATGTCATTGCCATATATGTCCTTCATACCACAAGGATATGAACCATACTGGTTTCTGTCGGGAGTAAAGAATCTATGCTTTACTGGATATTTGTATCTCTTACCGTCTGTGTACCATACAAATACATGACCTGAATTCTGGTCATGGTGAATGGCCGACCACATCGGTTTAACTGGTTGGGTTTCAGGCACTAAAATAACTCCGTAATCTACATAGAGAAATATAGCAATAAATGAAAAAAACGACCTAAGAAAATCTTAGGCCGTTGGCGATTTGATAGTATATGTTTTATTTTGTTAAATCAAAGGCTTGATTGTAACATTGAATGCTTCAATAATACCATTAATGTACTTGGCATTCTCATCGGTCTTGAGAGATTCGATGAAGCCGATGTACTTATCAGCATTTTCCTTGAGCACAGATTTGGCTTCAGCCTTTTCCTGTTTCTTGGAGTTTTCTTCCCATTCCTTGTTGTCATCAGCGTCTTTCTGCATTTCTTTCATGCTGCTTTCAGCTTGCTTTTCAACGCTCTTATCGGACTTGTGTTCAGTAACAACGTGTTCGGAATTGGTGTTAGCTGCATCAAGTTCAGTACTGTCTTTAGAGTCAGTCTTTGCTTTCACAAATTCTTTCTGCTTAACAGGCTGTGCTTTCAGGAACTTCTCAGCGGAGTCTACTCCGGAAGAAGGATTTGCAGCCGCTTCATTAATTGGTTGAGTTTTCATCTCTTTCTCCTTTTTATCGCTTTCGATTTTTGGTTTTGCGGATTCTGTAATACCCAAAGCTCCGTTAATAGTTCTTTCCAAATCGGCAAAGTCGAGGCGATCATTTACATCGTTGCCTCTACTAAGAATACCTTCAACTTCTTCACGTGATTCCATGATTGCACTTTCATTAATGCACTGGGTTACTGCATTATATGCGGAATCATCAACTGTGCCCTCAGTGATTCGTTCGAATACCTTGGCATCTCTCATCAATTTATCTAGATCTAACATATCCATCTTTCTAGCCTCTCAAGTTCATTATGGACTTGCTTTACTTTTAGTTTATAAAACTAAGGAAAATTATAAACTTTTAGTAATTGAATAGGTATTGGATATGCAAGTAGTACACAC